GTAGTATCTTTTGCTGTCTGTTTCTTTTCAAAAAAAAATCCTTTAGGTTTAATAGAGTATGTTGGTTCGACTATTTTATCTGTAGGTCCGAATATGCTAGGTTTTACTTTATCTGGTTATGCTTTAATGATGGGATTAAGTAACTCTGAATTTATTCAAGGATTAATCAATTTCAGAGAGGAAGGAAAAGAATATTCTTTATTTCAATCCTTGAACACTGTATTTGCTGTGGTTTTAGGTATGATGTTTTTGACTACTCTTGTAGGTGCGTTTACGTGTATTATTATAAAAGCGGAAATATCACTGCCTAAAGACTTGGATGATCTTACAGATATGTATAATTGGATATGTTTGTTTATATTGATGTTCTTGATGTATTATACCATTAATGCGATAAAGGATATTGTGATCAATATATTCAATTTTGGCCAGTATGTACAAGTATATGCGGAAGAACCTGAAGATAATGAACTAAAAGAAAAAGGCTCCGAGTAGGAGCCTTTTTTTGTTTTCTGATATAAGTTAGTGCCATTAGGTTCCTTGTCGATTTTCTTTATTCCGAATAACAGTTTGTTTTAATAAAGAAGCCTTTTCCTTGATCTCCTTAAATCTCACTTTACCGGACGCTACTTTAATCGAATCTTTTGGCTACCCATCACCCAGTAACCATTCAGCGAACTCCTCATGCTCCATCATAATCGGCGTAGCTATACAAATACAAAACGGGTGCCATCCTGTAAACTTGAAATCTTTCGGATATTTGCCAGCCTTGGCATCACACACAGGACACGGCCCGTGATTCGTCGGCGAACGCTCCACCTCTATACCAGTCACAAAATCCATATTCTGCCAACGCTCGTAGTCGGCAGTACGAAACGCTTTATTTGTTTCCGTCGCAGCCAAGCGAAGAGCATTTTTATAAGACGAGCGATAAACACCCTGCCCCGGATGATAATCTTTCATCGGCTGGGATGGGACCAATTTGCCATTCGCGTCCCTTACACGGCGGAAACGACGGTTGGGTTCGTTTAGTAATTGCCGTATATCTTGGCTGATCAACGCTGCCGGACGACCAGAGGACAAACCCGAAGAAAGATAATATTCCAGATTATCCATAGCTCCGTCCGTTATATCCCAGACACGGGAGGATATGGTTTTACCAAATTCATCTTTACGTTTCAATAAAGTATTCAGCGCATCGGCATTCCGGGAAAACAATTTTTCCCTTAGCGTAGTGGAGATAGCCATATCCTTAATATAGCCTGTTACCAGTTCATCCGCTTTCCTATTGCCTAAATTCCATACATCGGTAACCGTATTGGATATATTGCTTACGAGCTGCGTGTGTAAATCATCCAACAGACGTTCTATTTGCTTTTCAATAGTAGCATTACCTATCCATACACGGTCGCCGCCATGATCCGACCATTTAGCCAGAAGAGGTCCTACCCTACGGACAAACTCGTCAAACGAATACTTTATGCTGCCTTGTTGCCGGAACAGACGTTGCAGGAATTGTCGCTCATGAAATGATAGTTCTTTCATTCTCCATATCCCATTGTTAAGCCGATCATATTATTGCGTTGCGCTGCTGTATCTTCCTCTTCCTCCATCAGCTTCATTTCTTCGTCCAAGTCTTCTGTTAGCGGAGAATGAGCCGTAACCGTGCGTTGGGCGTTGATCGGTTTACCTCCATTGGCAACAGAGAGTGTTTGCAAGGTTTCAGCCAAATCTTCCGGCAAAATGGAACCAAATTCCACATCGATCAGGTTGTTCACCAATTGAGGACGGTACTTGATGTTGGTAATATTGCATATCCCAGCCAACACGACCGACACGCAACGCTGAACCACCGGACCGAATGTTTCCATGTTCTCACTCGCCTTGATAGTTGCATCCATCAGCATGAATTTACGAGCGACACCGGACAGGTTGCCAATACCTTTCAAGTTATCAAAAGAAAGATCCGGCGTAGATGTACCAGCAAATTGTTCGTTTTTCGTTTCTTCCAATTCTTTATCTACAGATGGCTGGGAGCCAGTCCATGTCAAATAATCGGCATCGCCATGATATTCCTTGCCGGATACTTCATCGACCTTAATGGGGAAATTAAGGTCTTTCCCGGTTGTTTCCTTAGAAGGTAAATCGGAATCGCCATACGTTTTCAAGATTGGTTCCGCAAAGTAGTCGTTAGTGTCGGCCATACGGGATAAACGCATTTCCCGCGCATCCATGATACCGGCAACCTCGTCCCATTCCGGTTGGAAAACATCTGCATACACGACCGGAATCTTTCCGAATAGATTGGGAACCTCTTTTATTACCCAGCCACCCATTTCATCGATAGCCGTAATAATCTTATCTACTGTCCAGATTGTACAACTGTTCCGGATCATACCATTAGAGTTCACTTGGTAACGATGAATAAAGGCATCCATATCGTCGTTATCATCGAAGTGGGGATAAAATTCAGAGAAAGTATTTTCATTACGGGGAACGGAAAGCGTTTTCACCTTCAACTCCGTAATCAAGTTGCCGTCTAATCCTTTGGAAGTATACGGATAGAATACAAGAGCAGCCTTACTTTCAGAAAGCACCTTGCGAGCGAATGACTTCAAGACGGATTGCATTTTCAACCGACGTTCCCATACACGTTTGAACTCTTGGAAACCATCGTTCTGATCTGTTCCCGTAATCGTCATTTGCCCGCCAAACAGGAAAGCGACAGAAGTTCGGACCTCTTTCTTCGGGAAATTGGTAACGATACGAGCCACATCAACAATCTTGTCTTCCAATCGTAACGGCTCCCCATTCTTGTCCATCAAGGTTTCCGAATAGACTGCCAGCCGCTTCGGTTCACGCCAGCCGACAGAGGTCTTGCGCCGACGGCGTTCACCATGGTATTCTCTATAATATTCTCTTGGTTCCCGGTATTCAATCGTATCGACACATAACGTACTGACTACCTGTCCGAAGGCTTCATTCGCAAGGATTTCGCTTATACTTGGCATAATTGTTTTATGCTAAAATATAAAAGCAAATGTTTTTTCGCTGTCAATACGGCCAGTCTAAACAAGTTCACTTTGAAATGTAAAAACCGAGAACAGATATCAAAACGCAAGTATGTGATAGAAAAATATCGGGATTTTATCTAACACGTGTCACAAATATCAGAAAAACACTTCCATTTTGCCAATTATCGTCCTCTTGCTACCCGACGTACAGAGTTAGCCTTGCACAACCCAATAAACTCTACATTCTCGGCAAGGATCGTCATACCATCCGGCGCATCATCATGCTTGTTACCACCCTCTTTCTTATAGCTGGTCAAAGCTTTCATAAACCGGTCGTAATCCGAACCTTTCTTATACTCGCTTTCTTCCAAGAAATAACAATGCTTCTTAATCCAACCAGACTTCAACAAGATACGTGTATCCTTATTGGCTGTTGTCGGTTTCGCCTGAATGATACATTTTTCATTCTTTGCCTTTACAGCCTTACGGACATTCAGAGCAAACAGACGGCCGCCGTTATTGCTTTCGATACGCATATTGTCGCAGCGGGTGTCAAGAATCAAGGAAACCAACTTCGGTTCGGTAATCTCGACATTGTCTTTCGTAAACAGGACATCGGTAATGAAATACTTTGTACCGAATACTTTGGCAATCGGTGCACAGAAATCGTCGTCTCCTTCGTCGGCCACATCGGTAGCACCGATCACGCCATCCGGCTGTTTACCTTCGATATCTGCCAGCTTGAAGCGGTTCAATTCTGATTTTGGGAACAACAACCCAATAGCCTCGATCGGTTCCTGCATATACTCGGCACACCAGATGGAATCGTCCGTTTCCTCCCGCAATTCGTGATAATACTCCGTTGTATGCACATCCTCACAGAAAGAACAATCGTTCTCATCCAATGCGGCGATACGGATAATCTCGTCATACTTCCCCATTTCCTCCATACGACCAAGAACGTCCGTAGCCGACCAGCGGGTACCGATGTCGATCGAACAACAGTTTCCCTCGATACGGGAATCATGTGTTCCCTGCTTCCAAGACCAGACCTTTTCGTTATTGGTGTCAGATAGTGCATCTTCCAAACTCTTATACAAGTCGTCGGTCATGGCCAACATAGACGCACCGAAACCGATTACCGTACCGCCTACACCAGCCCCGAAGTAACTTACCTGCCGGGCAGTGTCCAAACTCCAACCATGAACGTTCTGCTTATCCCCTCGCAATTGCACATCCGGGAATATCTCTTTGAACCGGGAAGAGCGGACAATATCGCGTGTATCATAAGATAGTTTATTATACAGTGTATCGGAACAACAGTTGCGCATGACCGACTCTTCCGGGAAATGGCCAAGCATCCACGAAATGAACAAAGATGATATATAGGACTTCCCGGCACGTGGCGGCATGGAGACGGCCAGCCGACGAATCACACCCGACAAATACGATTCGTACACCCGCGTAAAAGCGTCCGCCACCTTCTTCAAAAACAAACGCTTAGCGAAGAACTTAGGATCATGATATAAACAATAGGCCCAGAAATCATTCCGAGCCTCCCGTTTGCGCAATATGGTCGCAGCCTTCGCCTGTCTGATCAATATTTCTCTCTTACTCCTTTTCGCCACGGATAATTGCTGCTAGTTCTTCATCTGACATCGATTCCAATTCATCACCCAGTTTGACCTGGTTCTCCACTTCTTTCTTATCACGCCACTTGCCAGGTTGCCGGTTCTTCAGCCAGAAAATGGCGGCAGTTGTGTCCGGAGGGTAATGTTCGATATACTCCACCTTATCCGTAATCTTACCCTCGTTGGTAGCGAACTTCGTCGCTCTGGCATCGTAACCAATCGCACGGCTATAAAGTCTCGATGCTACATTTGCATCTGCTACAGCTTTTCCCTTTTTTAAGGACTCAAGAAATTGAGGAAACTTCTTCTTCCAACTATTCAACGTTTGTTCCGAAACAGAGAAGAATTCAGCAATCTCCTTATCTGTTGCACCTAACAGACAAAGTTTTAGAGCCTGCTCTGCATATTCTTCTCTATATTCAGACTTACGCCCCCTACTTTTCTTTTTTACTTCATTCTTCTCTGACATACCTAACCAAAACTAACGAATCGGGACAATTCCGCCTTCAACTCAGGTAAACTTCCATTATCTAAATAGAAAGAAGAGCGCATTTTACCTTCTTTCTTTACACCACGCATTGACTTACACAAGTGTTCTCCTTCTAGCACTATACCCATTGCCAAAGGTGGATATTCCGAACCTAACGCTTCTTGAATCATCACAATGATATCTTTCGCCAATCGCTCTTGTACCTGTAATCGTGCCGCACAATAATCAACAACACGACCAACTTTCGATATGCCCAATATCTTACCTTTGGGATTAGGAATATAAGCAAACCAATAC